GCAGACTATAATATAGTTGGCTTTGAGCCATACAAAAAGTTTGATGGTTTTAGGCAAATGAGCAAGCCAAGAATTGTATCAATATGCCCAGTTATTGAAGATGATGAAGAATTCTTATCTTACTTAAAAGGTTTAGACAGGATACCCCAGGACATCATGTTTACAACAACAGATGAGCTAAACTTAACCATAAACAATCTTAAAGAATCTGGAATAAATGACATCGTTCTTTTTACACATGGTAAATTCAAGGCTGACCATGATCATGAAAAATATAAGATAATTGACTTTGTTAAACAATATAATAAAAAATATGGATGATCTGGTTTTGCTTGACTTATCTAGCTTTTTCTGAGACAATAAGTATATGAAGAAAAACGAATGCCAAAAATGTGGTTTGTCATACAAAGATCCACTGTTCTGGGAAACTCATCAAACCATGTCAGATGGAAGGATTTGGTGTGTCTCTAAGGCATAAGCAAGAACCAGCACATGGTACACGCTCTGGCTATGATTGGCACAGACGAGACATGAAGCAAGAGCCATGCCAGCCATGTACTGATGCTGAAAGAGCTTATTGGAGAAATGAACGTATCATTAGAAAAGATACTATCAACAGCTTAAGAAAAATTAGTAGAAAGAAACACCAATATACCTATCAAAGTAGGAGAACTAGGGCTAGAAAGATAGGTGTTGAGTATGGCTATTACACAGACCAAGATGTGTTAGATCTTTATGGGGCTATATGTCATATATGTAATGAAGATATTGATTTGAATTCCCCCAGAAAATGTGGTGATCCTGGCTGGGAAAAGGGTTTACATATAGACCATGTTCATCCTATATCTAGGGGTGGTGCAGATACTATTGAAAATGTCAGACCTTCTCACGGAAGATGTAATGTTATTAAGAATGCCACCATATTGGGTACATCGCCAATGCAGGATGATAACCAATAGTGCTCCTTTGGAGCATGAGATGGTTTTATACCTCTATGTCGCCGCCGAACTTTAAAGCATCCCAACTATTTATTGTTAAATTGGAATTTATTACTCCACGAAAAGCATGCTCCGAAGGGGTTGTAATTGAGTGAAAGTGTCTACCATCTACAATAAATGCTGCTCCACGTTTTGGTGTAATTCTTTTGCTAATTGTAGCCTCTTTAACAAAATTACCTGAGTAGGTTTCATTATAGATTATGGTGTCTCCATCAGAATCGCTAGGGTAGTATAAGAAAATATAGTGTGGTTCGTTATAATCTATATGTGGATACAAAGTCTTTTGTGATCTTTCAACTGTTGGTGTCATAATATTGAGCTTAACCCTTCTAAATCCTTCAAACTCAATACCATGTTTTTCTGTAAATTTTTTAATTATATCAAAAAATATCTTTGATTCTGGCTGATCTTGACTAACCTCAACAGTAAAAAAAGATACATCTTGAATCTTTATGTCAACAACACCTGTATTATCTTTGACTACTGGGGAAGCATTTTTTACAAATCTAAAAGGTATATTGCTGTGCCAAAACCTAGTCTCCACAGCCTGAATTTCTTCCTCTGTTAAAAAGTCATCATCATAAATAAAAAACATACCGCCCCCTTATTATTCATTATATCATATTCGTCTGTGGTATGATATATATATGAAGAAAACCAGATGCTTTTTTTGTGAAAAGGACGCAACGCATTACGATGTAGTCGTAGATCACTCTGACTATGTAGTGGCAGATGTCTGTTTAGATCACCTATCTATGGGTCTTGTGTCGTAATGATACCAGTTTTAGCAATACCAGTTTTAAATAAATACGAACTATTAGATAAAGCATTAGAGTCCATAGACTTTCCAATAAAAGAAATATTAATAATAAATAATGGTGAACAAAAGTACAGACCTAAAAGACATGACTTAAATATAAGAGTTCTTAACCTGCCCTTTAACCTTGGTTTGGCTGCATCTTGGAACTTAACTATAAAGCTTTACCCTAATGAAAAGTTTTGGTTCTTTTCTTCTGCAGACATAGTATTTGCAAAGGGTGCACTAGAGTTAGCATATAGTCACAGTAGTGAATCAGCAATTAATTGCTCAGAAGAAGGATGGAGCTGTTTTTCAATTGGTGAAGATTTTATTAGAAAGATTGGTTTATTTGATGAAAACTACTATCCATACCAATGCGAAGACGACGACTACTATCAAAGATATTTAATAGCAAAAGAAATACACACAGATTTATCTTTTTATAATAAAAATTTTCCTGTTTACTCCCCAGATGGCATATCTCAAACTATTGCAAATAACCTTGAACTTAAGGAACAAGCATACAAGAGACGTGAAAAAAATAAAGAATACTATGAATCAAAAAAATCTCAAAACTTTCAAGTAGTGGGTCAGTGGAGTATAGATAGAATAAGAGAGCAGCAATGGGAAAAATAAACAAAAGAATACTTAAGGATGGATCAGAAGTAGAATCATTTGATAAGCCAGTTGAATTAGTTATACATACTAAGGCTCCAGAAAAATGGAAACTAACTGATCTTGAAACAGGGGAAGAATATATAGGTTCTGAAATAGGAACAAGCTTTGCAGAAATATTACGATCAAAGGTTAGCAGTGGAAATATTGGCACTTGGGTAAAAATCAAGGGCAAGCAATAGCCTTGTATATCTGATATACTTTATTTATGCTATCTAATCAACAAGAAACCTATAATAAACTAAATGATTTATTTGTAAGGTCTAAAATAACCTTTATGAATCATGGATACTCGCCATCTTATCCATTTTTAAATAATGATTTTTTAAAAAACCAAGCCAGCCTATATATAAATGCACTTGAAACAATAGAAACAAAGGACAAGACTTTGCTAGACATAGGTTGTGGAAGAGGTGGGGGTGTTGAAGTATACAGAAAACATCTTGATTTAAAAAAAATATATGCCTGTGATCTTAATGTAAATCACATAGAATATTGCATTAATAACAATAGCATTGATGTAGAATATAAAGTTTCTGATGCAGAAAAATTAGATTATTTAGAAAATCAATTTGATATTGTAACAAGCGTAGAATCTTCACATTGTTATGAGAATCCAAATTTATTTTTTAATGAGGTATATAGGGTTTTATCTCCAGGAGGTACATTCTCTTATCTTGACAACAACCATGTAATTAGATATTTTTTGAACAATACTGATAAATTTAAAAATGTTGTTTCGTTAGACATAACCAAGAAGGTTATTATGTCTTGTGAAGAAGACATTGAAAACTTTAAAAATATAGATGACAAAGAAGCAAGAGATTTGCTAACCTCCATATCTATAAATGCCCGCAAATACTATAAAAATAACGGTGGCAAATTTATTAAAATTATATGTAATAAATAGACTTTACTTTTTGATGGCAATATAGTATACTTACTATATGAAAGAACCACGTATTATGCAGATGGACTGGAAAGCTTTGGGATATGAAAGAGAGTATAAAGATGGCAAACTCAGATGGGTTCCTCAACAAGATAACCAAGACAGAAAAGACAAAGATACTTCCTCTTAGATGGTTCAGTAACGCCTGTAGTTCTATTGCTACTAGGAGTTTACTTAAGGCTTTTGATTTAGATGAGCAGGGTAGATATGGGTACCGTTTTAAATTCCATAGCAAGATATGGGTTATATTTAATAAACCATATGAGCGTTGGGGTACATACTATACTGTTGATACAAGCAAGTGGCATAACACTACAGACGATTGATCTGTTTGTTTACAAACTCTAAGAACTTTCCTGTTAGCAAAGTAAACCCTAGTTCTGGCTTAGCATTAACACACTCTGCACTAACCAAATACTTTGCCCATTCCTTTACAGATGCTTTGTTCTTGCCTGCTGTATCTGCTAGAAGGTAGGATACAATCCCTAGAGGATAGGCTCCAGGCTCTTTGGTGGCATAGTCGTAGGTAAGTATGTTGTTTGAGTCAATTGATGCCTCACCCAAGAACGCTGATACATTTGCACTATCTGGTGCAACAAAGTTTCCTGATGCATTTCCTATGTTCGCCACCTTTAGTTTAAAGAACTTAGCAAATGATACCTCTGCATATGTAATAGAATACTTAGTCTTTGATGCAAGTGTTGCAACTCCCTGTGATTGGTTTGCTCCAACAATTCTTCCCATGTTTCCAATGTCATTAATGCTCTTTGGAAATGATGTAGAGAATGAATCAGATACTGCCTTTGTCCAAATTTCTGGTGAGTTTGCCTTCATAAATCTAACAAAGTTATTAGTTGTTCCAGAACTGTCTAGCCTGTAAACAACCTTGATCTTTTGGTTTGGTAAAGTATAAACAATACTCTTGCTTGTTGTTCTTAGAACTACTGGATTACCAGACTTATCTTTAACTAAATTGCCAGACCTATCTTTTCTATAGATAACTTCTTGAATCTTTCTGTTGTTATCAGCCCTAATAGCAGGGTCATTCCACATTGTTATATCCCCCGCAAAAATTTTAGCGACTGTAGTTGATGACAAATATAACTGTCTGTTTCCTGGAAGGTTATGCATAACCGCAATAGGTGCTGCAACAACTGGGATGTGTATTACAGATGGCTTCTTTGTTGATGCAGTGTGTGCTGAGTCTGAAAACCAGAAATCTCCAATGCCTTTATCAGATGAAGTCTTTCCAGCACCAGATCCGTTTGCTGAGTATGTAACAAGATTGCCTGTGGACTTGGCATAAGATGATCTGCATTCGTCAATCAGGTTTGATGGAAATGATGCTCCATTGCCAACAATATTTTCTGTTGCAAAGGCTGGGGTAGAAATAGATAAAGCAGCAACGACTGCTATTGCGATAAGCTTAAGTCTCATAATAAGAGTATATAGTAAATAAACTATATTTTGACAGATAATAGGCTCATTTAACCAAGTGTTCACCTAATGTTATACTTGACATCATATTATATAGAGTGTATACTTGGTATATGAGCCTAGATTATATGATGTTAAGAGAAGAAATTGCAAGAGCTATTGAGTCTATTCCAATTGAAGACTCTGTTACAAATGCCCTTGGTATGCGTATTCTTGCAGCTAAGGTTGCAAGGGGAGAGCACTTGACTGATACACGGTCTTAGGGTATACTGAATATATGATTGAATGGATTGCTGAATATGCACACTGGGTACTTGCTTGTATTGGTGTATCTGGTATTTACTTTGTTGGAAGAAAAACTCTGTGGGGATGGTTCGTACTATTGTTCAATGAGTGCCTGTGGATAGCCTATGCCTTAGTCACAGACCAATACGGATTTATCTTTGCAGCAGTTGCCTATGGTGCTGTTTATATTAGATCATATCTGCATTGGAGGCGAGATGCTTAAACATTACGATATACCAGATCCTTTTCAAACCTTCGTAGCCAAGAAGTATGCTAACGCTAAGGGTTATGTTCATGACTTCTTTACTGGTGAATGGTCTTATAAGTGTTTAACTTGTAAAGATGACCTTTTTGCTCCGTCCCGCAAAATAATGACAAAGATTCGTTTATATCATACAAGAAATGAGTGCACAGGTGGATACTGAAGAAGAGTTTGACTTAGAGTTTACTGTTGAAGAAATGATTAATCTTTATGGTATTAATAGTCTTGAAGATTTAGATAGGATTAACTAATGTCATTATGTATGCTAGCAATACTTTTAACAGTACCGTCTTTTTTATTGGGATACTTTATATCGTACCTAGTAATGACTGTTGGAATTAAGCAAGAAAAAGAATAGTGGTATTAGCTCCAGTAGCTCAGTTGGTTAGAGCCCCAAACTCATAATTTGGTCGTCGTAGGTTCAAGTCCTACCTGGTGCACGAGATCTATAAAATGATCTACTTATATAAGGAGAATAAATGAAAACTATAGGAGAAAAGCTTGGTAACTTTGCCGTTACTGGAGTTAAGCCTGGGGCATTGACGTATGACGATTCCTCATTTGAAGTACTAACGCAAGATTCTTTTCCAGGCAAATGGAAGATCATTGTGTTTTATCCAAAGGACTTTACGTTCGTATGCCCAACAGAAATTGTTGCATATGATGCACTTGTAAATGATTTTAATGATCGTGATGCAGTTCTTATGACTGGTTCAGTTGACAATGAGTTCTGTAAGGTTGCATGGCGTAACGCACATGATGATCTAAAAAAGACAAACTCATGGGCATTTGCAGACACAGCACATCAGTTAGCTGGAGATCTTGGTATCCATCATTCATCTGGTGTTACATATCGTGCAACATTTATTGTTGATCCAGAAAACACTATTCAACACATTACAGTAAATAATCTTGATGTTGGTCGTAATGCAGATGAAGCTCTTCGTGTGCTTGATGCACTACAAACAGGAGAGCTTTGTGCATGCAATAGACCTCTTGGAGGAGAGACTCTATAATGTCTTGGGTTGATCAGCTTAAGGAAAACCTTCCAGAGTATGCAAAAGACATTAAGTTAAATCTTGATGCAGTGATTAATAGGTCATCTATTGATTCTGAGCATGCTACATATCTTGCTCTTGCAGCTGCTTTTTCAACTGGCAATGGTAAGCTTGTTGCTTTCATTACAGCAAGTGCAACTGACGAGGTAGAAAGAAATGCTGCATTAACTGCAGGGGCAATCATGGCACAAAACAATGTTTGGTATCCATATTTAGAAATGGCAGATGATGCTAATCTTACTGGACTACCAGCACAACTTCGTATGAATGCAATTGCATCTCATGGTGGTACAACAAAGGCAAAGTTTGAGGCATACTCTCTTGCTTCTTCTATTGTTGGTAAGTGTCATTTCTGTGTTAAAGCACACTATGAAACATTGAAAGAAGAAGGCTATACAGTTGAACAGTTGCGTGATATCGGAAGAATTGCAGCAACAGTTAATGCATTAGCAAAGATACTTTCAGCTTAGCAAAAGTCCTGGGTATGACTAAAACTGCCCACAACAAACATCTGTAACTCAGTTGGTTAGAGTACCTGCCTTATATGCAGAGAGCCGTAGGTTCAAGTCCTACCAGATGTACAAAGCCTTTATAGCTCAGCGGAAGAGCGGACGGTTTCTACCCGTTAGGTCGGAGGTTCAAATCCTTCTAGGGGCGCTGTAAGTGGTACAATGATTAGTATGAACCTAGAACCTATTAAAACTATACCAATGTTTGATTATATTCAAAACAAGAATGTAGATGTAAGAATTTTTACTGTTGAAGATTTGTACTTAAACATACCAGAATCTACAGTGCATGCTGCATTTGCTTTAAGGTTTAACAATGACAAAGAAGGTGGATACTATGTAGAAATAGGATCAAGCCATTGGAAACAAAACAACAACACATATATGTTAGAAAAATATTTTAATTGGAAAGGTGTTGGCATAGACATAATTGAGGATGCAGCAAAAGAATATAACAAAAATAGATCTAACGAATGCGTGTTTGCTGACGCAATATCCTTTAATTGGGATAAGTACTTTGAAGATAACTCATTTCCTAAACAAATAGATTTTTTGCAAATTGATATAGATAAAACACCAGATTTTGCTAACCTATTGGCTTTAATTAACTTACCTCTATCAAGGTATAGATTCAACACAATAAGCATAGAGCACTGTTACAATCACGACTTAAGAATTTCCAAAGTAAGAGACATGCAAAGAGAGATATTGTTTGCCTATGGATATGAACTTGTAGCAGGAGGATTTAATGAAGACCTTTGGATTGATAAATCTCTAGGTATGAATGCTTCTGAATATCTTAGCATAACTGGAGAAACATGGAAGGGTAATTTTATTTAAAAATAAAAGATGTGTCTTCGTTTCCTTTTATAAATGAAGATATAGAATATCTTTCACCATCTTTTATCTCTAATACTTCATGCAATATGTTTGATTTGTGAATTATTAAAGAACCAACAGTTGGTTTTATTTTTAAGTCTATATCACGATAAAATGTTTCTCCACCTTTAAATTCATCATTTAAGTATAAGACTATTCCAAAAACAATATAATTTCCTGCACCATATTCTGTAAAATCATCTTCTCTTGGATTAGTCTTTTTTGGTGGCATTCCAGAATCAAAGTGAGCGTTCATAAACTCTCCAGATTTTAGCCTTCTAATATTTTGTATTCCAGTAGAGTCATAAATATTTTTAAAACATTCCACTATACTGTTATTGATTTTATTAACACAAGATACAAAGTCTTCGTCATAGCTAAAAAAAACATTATTTCCAAGACTTTCTGTATGCCAGCCTTCGTTGTCTTTGACATTTATCTTGGACAATAAAAAATCTATTGTATCTTTATCTATAAAGTTTTTTATTTCATAGATACCCTCATGGTGTTCTATAGTATTCATAAAACTAGTATACCAGACTCCATGGTGTATAATAGAATTGGGCTTAAAACAAAGGAGACATGGTGTTAAATATAGTTTTTTTGGGTAATTTCCGTGTTGACTACACAAGTGAGTCTCATCACGCAAACTCACTAGAAAGCTTAGGACACAGAGTTATTAGAATGCAAGAGTCTGATGCTAAAGCAGAAGACATTTTATCTGAGTGTATAAAGAGTGATTTATTTATTTGGATACATACGCATGGATGGAATACACCAGGTAAAATAACAATGGAAAAGCTGCTTGAGACATTAAAAGATTTAAATATTACAAGCATGACATATCACCTTGATCTATGGTTTGGCCTTAAAAGAGAAAAAGACCTAGAGTCATTTCCTGTATATAAAATGATTGATCATTTCTTTACTGTTGATAAAAAAATGTCTGAATGGTTTAATCAAAACACCAAAGTTAAAGGACATTACTTACCTGCTGGTGTATTTGGTCCTGAATGTATTATTAGAGACGTTACCAAAAAACACGATGTTATATTTGTTGGCAGCAAAAAGTATCATGATGAATGGCCATACCGTTCAAAATTAATTGATTGGTTAGACACTTCGTACGGTAATAGGTTTGAACACTACGGTAATGGCGGAGTTAAGTCAGTGCGTGGTATAAACCTTAATAAGCTTTACTGGTCTACCAAAGTAGTTGTTGGTGATACCTTATGCATTGACTTTAAATATCCTGACTACTGGTCAGACAGAATATATGAGACTTTGGGTCGTGGTGGATTCTTGATTCATCCATATATTAATGGTTTAGAAAATGAATTTAAAGATAAAGAGCATGTTGTTTTTTATGAGTATGGAAACTTTCAACAACTTCAAGAGTTAATTGATTATTACATTAAACACGATGATGAACGTGAAAAGATTAGATTAGCAGGACACAAGTTTGTTAAGAATAACTATACATATAAACATAGGTGGCAACAAATACTAGAGGAGCTAGGACTGTGACATCTATATTAACTCATGACAACTATACCTTTGAAATAAGAGAAAGCGCAGAAGATCCCAGCTATGATCATAACCTTGATTTTAAGGTAGTTAACGAAACATGGATAGAAAATGTTTATAGAATACATCAAGGACAGTTTAATGGTGCTGGTGTTTTTGTTGATGTTGGTGCAAACATTGGAGCTGTTAGTATTTTTGTAGATAATTTTAATAAAAATAGGAGCGACTCTGAAAAAATTAAAGTATATGCTGTAGAGCCACAGGCAAACAATCTGCATCTTCTTAACAAAAATATACAAAACAATCCTACTGAAAGCATTGTGGTAATTAATAACGCTATATGGCATAAAGAAGAAATGGTTTCAATTAGCAATCGTGGTGGAAATAGTAGTATTGTAGATCTAGAAGAAGATAAGTCAGATGTTTTAGCAATAACACTAGAGTCTTTATTCTTAAAATATAATATTGAAGAGGTTGATGTTATGAAGATTGACATTGAAGGTGCTGAGTTTGACCTTATTATAAATACTCCAGACGAAACTTTAGCAAAGATCAATAGAATAGTTCTTGAGTTTGATAAGTCTTTTGACGGAAGATTTGGAAAAATGATTGAAAAACTTGCAAAACAATTTGGTATTGATATTTTAGGAAGTCCTGAAAGAGGAGGATACGTTTATGCAAACAGATACTAAGATTGATTATTTAATTTGTATCCCTGTGTATAGAGTAACAGAAAGAATATATAACTGCATGGAATCTATACGAGATAAAAATGTTTTGCTTATAGATAATAGTGGTAATAGAGAGTGTGAAGTATTTGAAAAGAAGTATGGGTTTCAAGTAGAGTATCAGTCAGAAAATATTGGTTTATCTAGAGCATGGAATATAGGGTTAAAAAAGAATCACGACTGGACCTTTTTTGTTTCATCTTCAATGTTGTTTAATCAACCCTTTTCTCATATAGTTGACATGCTTAATGGCTTTAATGGTTTAATGTTTAGGACACAACACGGATGGCATTTAGCTGGAATAAACAAAAAATTAGTTGAAGCAATTGGATATTTTGATGAAAATTTTTATCCATATAATTTTGATGATTGTGATTGGGATCAAAGGTGCAGAATCCTTGAAGAACAAGTGATAGATAATCCTGATTCAGATGTTGCAGTTTCTTGGCGTAGTCAGTTTGTACACCCTAATTCACCTATAAGTTATGTAATGAGAATAAACGCACCTGCTGCAGAAGTTGATGTAACATGTCAAATAGACGGCGGTGCAACAATAGACGGACTAAGAATTAATATTGAACCTCTTCACGATTACTTTAAGGCCAAGTGGGGCGGGGATAGGACAAGAGAAGGTTGGGGAGAATATAAGTACCCATTTAACGATCCTACAAAATCTTTAGACTATTGGCCAATAAATGATATAGCAACATTAAAGAAAAGGTATGGTTTAAAATAATGTCTATAATAGGGATTTTGCCAGCATCTGGAAAAGCATCTAGAATTGGTGGTATACCAAAGTTTTGTTTGCCTATCTCTGATGAAAGATCATTGCTTCAGTGGCATGTAGAACAAATGCTAGAAGTATGTGATGAAGTTCGTATATCAACTAGGGCTGAATGGGTTCCTATTATACAAAATATGGATATGAATGTTAAACTAATTGTTCGTGAACCGTCAACAATGTCAGATGCCGTCAAGTTTATGATTGGCGAACAAAATGATACCGTTCTAATTGGAATGCCAGATACCTATATATTGAATGCCCAAGTAAATATTTATAAAGAAATGATGAAGCAAACAAATGCTGATTTAGTTTTAGGTGTTTGGGAATGCAGCGATGATATAAAAGGTCGTGTTGGACAGGTCTTGCTTTCTGGAGATAAAGTAATTGGTTCTGAAGATAAAGTAGATAACTGTGATTACCCAGATATGTGGGGGACAATGTTGTTTAGAAAAAATATGATTAGATATTTAGATCCAACACTGGATCACCCTGGCAAACAAATAAAGGACTGGATATTAGATGGCAGAAACATTAGAGCAGTCAAACCTGGTGGTAAGTATATGGACATTGGAACACTAAAAGGATTAAGACAGTTATATAGAGAGATGGACTTGTGAGATTAGGAATAATCGCAAGATCTGATAACACTGGATTGGGTAATCAAACTAGAGAATTAGTTAAGATGCTTAATCCTAATAAGATTTTACTTATTGACTCATCACATTTTAATGAAAACAAACAACACCCAGAATGGTACTCTGGCTACAATGTTTTAACAACGAGTCATGGGATGGCATCTAAAGAAGAAGTTTATGAGTTTTTGGATGGCTTGGATGTGGTAATTAGCTGTGAAATTTTTTATAATAATTCATTTGTTTCTATAGCAAAAAAAAGAAAAGTTAAAACCATTCTTCAATACAACTATGAATTCTTAGACTATTTAGTAAGCCCAGACCTTGAACTACCAGACATACTGGTTTCGCCTAGCACATGGAACTTTGAAGATGTTGTAAATAAATTTAGCGACAGCGCAAAGATAATACACCTTCCACCTCCAACAAGCGTTGATTTATTTTCAAATGCAAAAAATATGAATATGTCCAAAACACATAAAAAGATATTACATATTGGTGGCAAGGCAGCAGTAAAAGATAGGAATGGAACCAATACGGTTATTGAGATGCTTAATTATTCTAACGCTGATTATGAGCTGGTAATTAAAAGTCAAACCCCACTAGAAATAAAATGTGATGATCCAAGACTAACCATTGATACCTCTAGTCCAGATACCAGGGAGAGCCTTTACGAGGGCTATGACGCTATGGTTCTGCCTAGAAGATATGCTGGACTATGTTTGCCTATGAATGAGGCTCTATTAAGCTCTCTACCCGTTTTTATGACCAACATATCTCCTAACAACAGCATACTTCCAAAAGAATGGCTGGTGGATTCTGTAAAGACTGATAGGCTAATGACTCGTACAATGCTTGATATTTATGAAGGTGATGCCAAGATGCTTGCTAGTTTAATTGATCATTATTATGATAGTGATATATCTACCGCTAAGTCTAATGCTTTTGATATTGGATTTAATAATTTTTCTAATAATGCTTTATATGAAAAATATAAAGACTTGTTAAATCTTTAAACCTAAAGACTTAGAGACTGGAAGAATAAACTCATCACAGAACTTTTGCTTTAAATTACCAAGAGTCATAAAAGTTGCCTTGTTGTCTTTTATAAAGTGTATATTTGTTTTAAGATTTTTAATTTGAAGCTCTGTGTTTGTTAATATGTAAAACGATAGCCAAAGATCATCAATAATCCAGTACTGCTCAGGACAATCAAAAAAGTCATCATTAAGAAATAAGCTTGAATGACATATTAATCCACCTGTTCCTGCATAATTTCCTATTTCATTATTTTCTAACTTTATCTTATTATTATATACTTTATCTACAAAATGAGCCCAAAATGTTTTAACAGAATTTTCTTCATATTGATCATGACATTCCTGTATAAATGTATTCGGAATAATCTCATCATCATCAATAAAGATTATCTTTTCATATCCTTGTTGAGCTAACTCTCTTGCCATTAAGAATCTGGCAAATTGTTTAAATTCATTCTGGTAGTTATGTACAGTTACATCAACTCCTTTACCAAATTTTTTAATATAACCTAACAATTTTTCATTTCTATTAGAATTATCAACTATGTAAAAATCAAAGTCTTGGTTTGTTTGTTTTCTGATACAGTCAAAGGTAGTCTTTAGGTTCTCAAACCTAATATAAGTACACATAATTAACGCTGTCTTTGACATATATTCCTTTATGATCACGGCAAAGGGGCCAGAGTATTAGTCTGACCCCCTGCCTATTATACTTTATGCTACTTGATTATTCTTACCACTACCAGATGACTTCTTGGCAGGTGCTTTGACAGTCTTCTTTGCAGGTGCCTTAGCAGACTTTAAAGCCTTCTCTACGTCCTTAGCATCTGGCAAGATACCAAACGCCTTGTCATTAGGGTTAAGTGCTCTAATTGCAACTGGTGCAATTGCAGCAACAAGTGCTGTCCATAGATCCTTTGGATCTGTAACTCCTGCCATGTATAGGGCAAGACCTGATGCAAGTACTGATCTTCCATATGAAGATAGCAGTGCCTTTAGTTGTTCTGTATTCATTTTATTCTCCTAGGTTGTTTTCTAATGAAGGTTTATTTTTATACCCCTTCAATTCTGTGTATTCTTTAATAAATTTAATAATTATTTCTCTTTCTTCCATAGGCCAACCGTTAATTAACAGCTGATTAATTCCTTTACTTTCAAGCTCAACAACTAAATCATCAAATTGTTCATAGGTAAAGTATCCAACATCAGTAACTTCTGCTGATTTTTCTCCCTTTTTCCACACTGGCCTTAATGCATAATCTTTTAAAGAGTTTAGATCTTCTTGTGTTTTTCTTATTATCGGAGTGAGGGCTACCATAACATTCATACCACTTAAATCAAAAGAAACATCACTTAAGGACTGACCACCATGTTCATTTATGATTGTCCAGAATCCATTTCTATAATCCCTATATGGCAATATTATTTTATTACTATTCTTTTTAACTACATCAAACATGTATTCGTTTGTAGTTGAAACATAAAAATCTAGATTATTTTCTGAATTACCTGGCATTGTATTTAAAGAATTAACATAGTCAATCATGTAGTTTGATCTTTCAATTCTACTTGATGAGTCATTTACGTTTCCAATAATCCCACCAAACTCTAATTCATGATCTTTTATATATCCAGATATCAAGTTTATTTGCAATCTACCGCTGTCTATTTCATTGATTGATTGATTTATCATGCAAAGATATTGAGGAGAAATTGTGTAAGGTCTAATAGCTATTAAATACTTTATGTTTTCTTCTAGCTTAATGTCCTTGGCAACTCTAACAAACATATCTCCCTGTGTAGAGTCGTATGTAAACATAACTCCTGCAAAATTGTTTTTTTCTAACCTTGATATCTGTCCGCCATCAAAGTTGCCACCAAAATAATAAAACTCCATACTTTATTATCTCATACTTTCTTCAGTAATTTCCTTAATAATATTTACAATGTTGTTTGTTTCATGCTGACTTAGATTATTAGATATCAAAATACCATCAAAATTCTTTCTTTCTAAGCCATAAAAGAACTCTTTGAATTGGCTTTTTGTAAAAAATTCTATATCTTGTGGCCACCCAGACTTGTCAATGCTATCTATCTCTTCTTGACTTTCTCTAATTATTGGAGAAATATGTATCATTGATCTAGTTGGTTCTAGATTAAATTTATTTATCTTGTACCAAGAATAAGGGATTATACATTTATTGTTTGCAGAAGCATTAAAAACAAACTCATTTGTTACTGATATATAAAAATCAGGCAGTATTTTTTTTACCTCATTTAAAGTTTTTATATACTCTATTAGGTAGGATGATCTATCTATGCTTGATGACATATCATTAACGCTGTTTAAAATTCCACCAACTTTTTTTTCCTCATCATATACCCAACCAGATACGAAGTTAACAAGAATTCTGTTCTCTGATATATTATTCATTGATCTGTAGGTTCTAGACAAATACTGAGGAGATACTGTATATGGTCTTATAGCAACCATATACTTTATTTTTGTTTGTGGATCTATCTTGTTTGCAATATGTGTAAAGTAGTCTTCACCAAATGAGGACCAAGCAAAAAGAATTCCAGTAAATCCAGACTTTTCTAAAACCTCAGATAAACTTTTAAAGTCAAACTTATCTTGTCTTTGAAACCAGTATATGTTCAAGAAGATTCATCCTCTGGCAATAGCTTTTTTAATTCTTTATACTCTTGTGATATTTTTTTCATTGAGTGATAGTGTGGATAAGCATCTCCTACTAACCCATATTCATCAAAGTATGCAATCTCTGGCTCAATTTCATTAACAAACTTTTTAAGACCAGACTGAACATCCTCAATATATTCATATGCCCAATCACGAGAATCAGATAAAAATTTAATAAAGTTTTCTTTATGAACATCGCTTTGAGATTCTTCCTGTTTGGTACTATTAAATACATCTTCAACTTTTACTAAAGATATAGCCAACATCTTAACTCTTTGTGTTAAAGTAATAACCTTTAGAGTCATATAAATTGCAATTGATGAGACAATAAAAATAATTGCTCCAGATATAACCATGAATAGATCCATTTATTTTACCGCTTCCCTAGATACTAAAACAATTGCGCCTTCCATCTCTAGCGCACTTTTTAACTGAACTACATACTGTAAAGCTTTTATTTTTTCGTCATGAGTCATTGGAATAAAATCATACTCATTAAGCTTAATGGTAAGAAAGTGTTCATTGTCTATTAAATTAACAGCAAAGCCTTTAGGTGCAACGATAGAATGAAAGGCTCTACGCATTGAATCTGTATACATTAGAAATCCTTTTTTTCATCATCTACAAAGTTAAACACTTCTTCAAGTGACTGCCAGCCAATATCTTCTTTTATTTCTAATGCTGCAAGAAATATGTCCCATGTCTCATAAACATACTGAGTTGCAAGCTTACTTGGCTCTACAAGTTCGTTGTCAACTAAAAATGCAATTGGCAGACCAATATCGTTGTACTCAATAAAATCTTTAAAATATTTGTCTGACTTGTAGTCCATCCAAAGGTCTCCAAGTATTGAGCATATTGATTCAAAGCTGGTTACTTCTTTTCCATTGTTAGATTTTTCCACATTTCACCCCACTTCTCCTTGCTCCTATGTCTGCTAAACTCTCTAGATATTTCTCCATTTTCTAGATATATACCGCCCCAAACACCCCACTCTTTTCCAGATATACCATTAGCAAAGCATGTTCTTTGAACTGGGCAAGATTGGCATAAAGAATCTATTTTTGGTCTTAGAGATTCATCTTCTTCATATTTGTCAAAAAATAAATTGGTATCTGAATCAAAACAACGTCCTTCATCTTTCCATAAGTGTTGTTTCATATTTATACCTTATATCTATTTGGAATATCCCACCCATTACGATCAGGTACAAAGTTCTTAGCTAAAAACCACTTACCATTACGATAGATTCCATTAATTGCTGTTTTAGCCATATCAGACTGTTTTGTTTCAACAACTGTCCAGCCATTCCAATGAAGATTGTAGTTCTTGGCTACAATTTTTTCCATTGTTTCTAAATTATTTACTATCATCTTTACCCCTTTTAGTATCGGAAAATTCCAACTTCAACATTATTTTTTTCAGCAGTTGCAACAAGTTTTGATACAGGCTGCTTAGGCTTGCTAAGAAAAGCAAGATAGTTTACACTTTTAATATTTTCTTCAATGTACCAAGTAGGCACCTGTACAAATTTAATCTTTCTTCCACGAGACTTCATACCTCTTTCAGAAAGGTTACAAAACTCAGATACAAAAGAGTTAACAGCAGCAGGTCCTGCTGAGTAAACTACAAACTCTTTATCTCCATCTTGCATTCCAGAAAGAGCAACCCCCATCGCACGAAGAAAGACTTGATAATCATCAAAGTCAGTTGTTCCATGCACCGCTACTATCATCAGAATTTCCATCCTTTAAACTATCCAAAATGAATAGCATCTTATCAATATCCCTATTTGACATATTGTTTGTATCTACTGGCCTAACTGTCTCTGGATTTACTAACCCATCATCAGTGTCAGCCACATAAAACATATTGTTATGTACCCAATATGCATGATCCTCAATCATAAGAACCCTAACGCTATTGTTCTTCAAATGCTTTCTAGCCTGTGAAGGACGCTTAGGTTCATCAAAAAGATCTTTTGGAACAAAATGTTTTACTATCATGTGTATATCACTTTGTGTATATACTATCTTAGCAAAATGCTTTTTATTCCTTTTTACCGCTACTATAATTATAGAGCATGCTGCTATCAATGTCAAGCTGATAGCTAATAACTCAATCATTAGCTTTCCTTTTTAGGATGCTTAACAGTATAGTTATCAATAATAGATTTAATTGTACCGTTTTTATTTAAACGAACAATCTTGCCATTTTTAATTTGTGTTGGATTAAATGATCCAGCCTTCTTCTTTGGCATTAATAGTTACCATTTTCTTGTGGTTTAAATATGTGTGTCAATGATTGAGAGTTTGTATAGTCTTTACCAAAATCAGAAAATAATGACTTATCTCTTTCACGGTTAGCAATTCTTCTTGACCATGAGTAACCTGCGTCGCCACCCCATGCAAGCCACATGATGTATCCGTTAGATGGGTTTGCTGAGTTGCCCCAGTCCTTACCCTTCTTATCTACTTCATGGCGTGAGAAGTATGAGTACATTCTTTTAACAGTGCTAAGAGATATTGTTTCTCCTCTTGCTAACTGCCCTGCACGAGTCCAACCAACTGCAGTTCCTGCACCAGTTGCTTTGCCATCTTCTTTAAACTTAAGTGCTCTACGAGCTGCAGATCTTGCACCAGCAGGTGGTGAGTAACCTTCTGCTTTTGATACTGTATCTGTATCATATTCAACTGTGTCATCGTCTTCAAATAAGTCATCTGCTTTTTCTACTGGAACACAGTTAGGAACCATCCTACCGCCTTCTCCAGGCTTCATTCCACGTTGTACATATCCATCCCAACATGGTGCTTTCTTGTTCATCTCATCTTGACAAACTGGACAGTCTGGGCAATCAACATTTAGCTCTTTGCATGTTTCGCATCCACAACCTTGATATGCTTTGCCAATTGATGCCTCTGCTGGGCAACAATGAGATTTGCCAATTGATGAGTCGTACATAGCCATCTCTACCTCTGAATCCATTGTATGATTTTCCATATCTACTATAGTTGCATCCTGATACATCATACCAATACTGTATGCGGTTGGCTCCCACTTACCATCTTTTTCTTCATAAATTCTAACAGCCATTGCTGGATTTTCTGGTGGCATAGACTGAATTGCATACTCTGTTCCAGGAACTCCGTATACCCCACCCTCAACCATAATGTGTTCTACAACACCATGTACAACACCCTCAGATGTTGTGCCCATAACAAAGTCGCCTTCTTTTATCATATAACGATTATATCAGAATTCTTTTGGCTTTACGACTCTTTTTAGCTCTTGAAGAGACCACTTCTCTTGTTTGGAAAGCTTTGCGACCTCTTCTTGGTTATAAGATTTTTTAGTTAATGATATTAGAGGGTCATCTTGAAGAAAGTCTATGTCAACATATCCTTTTTCCCAAAGCACCATAAGCTCAGCATTAACAAAGTTAAGGTGGTCATGATACAATTCTGGCATTATTTCTTTGACCTTTGGAGTAAAAGAGTATAACATTTCCCCAGTATCAGGGTCTACGCCAGCGACCTCTATGCCACCCTCAAGAATAAGGTTATCTATTATTTTACTAATAGAGTCATCATCAAACATCTACAAAGTCCAGGAACTCTTGACGAGTCTTTGCACCATTCATACGTTTTACTTCTCTGCCATCTTCTAGAAGTACGTAGGTTGGTACAGACTTGATACCAAACTTTTTAAGTAGATCTATTTCTGTATCTGCATCAACAAAAATAAAATCAATCACTCCATCTTTTTTTAGCTCTTCTGCTATTGGTCTGGTACGCTGACAAGGATTACACCATTCAGCAGTAAAGTATAGTACGTGACTCACTTGCCAGACTTCTTTCTAGCCTTTGCAAGAGCATCAAAATCTTTTACCTTGGTATCACCTAGGTATCCCCATGCATACCCGTCATTAATCATCATGTCATTAAGAGATGCTGTGTCTCCATTAATATATACCCATCCCAAAATGCGACCATACTTTTCAGATGAATCCATTTTCTCAGTCTTAATCACAACAGACTTGGCATCCTTTAAAGCCTTTTTTAAATACTCCTTGGACTCAAGCCCTAATGCTTTTTCTTTTAGATCCTTTGTGCGAGACTCAGGGGTATCAATACCAGCTAGTCTAACACGAGATGAGAACAGGATGTCAAATCCTAAATCAATTAAAACATCAATAGTGTCTCCATCTACTACGTTCTCTACTTTTCTTACATAGTATTCATACATTATTTTCTCCCCCATTTAACTTTATTCCAGCCACGCTCATGGAAGTAATAAAGGATTGTTTTTGTAACTACCTCAAAACTTGCGATTGCACCTGCTGTAACTGGCTCTTTGGTTATAAGCCAGGCAATAACAAATGTATCTGCAGTTCCAATTATACGCCATGTAATTGCTTTTGTTGCTGATCTTTTTTTGGACACATTCATGCTGGCCACTCCATATTTTTAGGTCCCTTAGTAATCATGTTCCAAACTTTAAATACCCATCTCTTTACGTTTTTGCGTAGCCGATATAGCATGAATGTCTGCCCCCAAATCTACTTGCTCAATTTTATATCCCACATCACGACCATAAACAATGTTAGTAATGTTAGGTAATCTTAATACTAATGCGCCATCCATAAATTCATCCTTGGCAATATATTCTTTTACCTGATCAAACTTAAGTGGATCTTTCTCACTTGTATTGTAGGTATTGCGGACTCCAAGAAGTACTTGGTCAGTTCTCTTTCCAGCCTCTTTGTAAAGGGCGTGGTGGCCTTCGTGCCAAGGCTGATACCTACCCAGCATAAGAGTTGTAGGTGCAGACCAGTCATGAAGACTAAACTTATCAATGATATGAGATGCCTTTGCTTCTGCATCTAAGTTGTGACTAATAAATGATACATCAAACTCTGTTGGTCTTTCAAACATTTTATTTGTGTCTTCAAAGCGACCCTCTGCGATTGTGTCCATGAATACCAAAATGTCTGGCTTGCCAAATGCTACACGAGTTAGGTCTGTTGGACAAACAAAGTCAACGATGACTGGAGCAACACCTTGCTTAGCAATAAGTCTTGCCATCTCTCCCATGCGTCTTGCTTGCTCAATACGATCTTCTGATGTAAATCCAAGATCTGAGTTAACTGTTGCACGGACCTCATCTGCATTAAGATGAATAGCGTTAATACGTTCTTTTAGTGCTTTTGCTAATTCTGTTTTACCAGAGCCAGGCAGTCCAATAATCTGAATGATCATGCGTGTGGCTCTTCTTTTGCTTTGTTTTCAATAAGCTTGTCACGCTCATCAAGTATCGTTATTGCAAAAGACATCATTTTTTTATAACTATCTGGATTATTCATTATGCTGTTATAGTGATGCCCACAAAACATTAGTATTCCCTCAATGCCTGTTACTTGAACTAGTGCTTCTGCTGCACAAGAATCACAACGATCTGTTGCCTTTAATGTCCAGTCTAACTTTACAGCTTCATCTTTAATCATTGTAGTCATAGTATACTCTTACTTTCTATTGTCAGTGGAATAAAATCCAGTACCGTTAAAAACTGCTCCTACATTAGAGTATACACGAACAAGAGAAGCATTGCAAGTCTCACAAGTGTATCCAGGATCATTTTCCTTAATAGATCGTTCTTTTGTGTACCGTTTTGCACAAGGCATACAATCATATTCATAAATAGCCATATTCTACCTTTCGTGATACCAAGTTACTACTGCATACTTTGTTCCACTAGTAACTGGATGAGCAATGTGTCTATACGGATAGTTGGGCGGAAACAAGATTACTGTTCCTGCTTTAGGTTTGATCTTTGTATTAAAATGAAAAAACTCTATTTCTCCACCCTCATAATCATCATTGAGATAAATTAAAACAGACACAGATCTTTTGTATGTTGGATGAGTGTCGTAATGTGAATTAAAATAATCACCAACATCGTATTTTAACAAATAAAAACCCTCAGCATTATAGGGTTCCTGCCCCATCATCATTTGCTGTCTATATGAATCTAAGCACAAATCAATAACTGCATTACATTTATCGTCAAACTCTTTAATATACTTGTTATCCTTGTGTCTAGATATGCTGATTTCTTTACTTGTTCTATACTTAGTTTTTCTATGTTGTTCGTCTTTAGGGTCTTCAATTACTTCAGAACTCACAAAACTAATGTTTGAACCTTCATTACTGCACAGCATCTCTATATCTTTAATAGACTGTAAAGGATTTTCCCATACGTTTTCGTATATAGCAATTCCTGCTCCAGGCATTGATGTTGGGTAAATTTTTGGTTCACTTTGTGAAATCATTATTTAATCTTATTTCCAAACCTTGACCAAAGTCTTTCATGTATAAAGTATCCTGCAGCTTCAAATGCTATATACATTAGTGCACCTAGAGTTGCATATTCCCATTCTCCAGTAAACAAAAATATAATACCAGCAAGAACTACAAGATGAAATGTTTCCCAACTTAAAGTTTTAATTGAGCTCTTTTTAATTGACTCCATTTACTTTACCTGGCTTGACTTTCCGCCACCAGATGGCTTCTTAACAACAGGCTTTGCAGCCTTCTTTGCAGCATCTGGAGATGTAGTCTTAACAGGTGTTGGTGCAACCGAAGCTGCAATCTTGTTTAGTAGTGGAGCATTTTCTTCACCAGTATAAACTGGACGGCCCCAACCAACTACAGCATTAACTAACTTCTTCTTATTGTTCTTTACATATGCACGAGTCTTCTCTACACACATACCGCCATTTCGCTGATCTCCCTTTGCAGTTCCTGAAGTATTTCCTTCAATAACTTGGATTGTTCCATCGCCGTTGTTCTTAATGCACAGACCAACATGTGAAATACGATTTACACCATCATCTGGGAAATCAAAATAGATCCAGTCTCCTGGAGTTGGGTCATCGTTACGAGCATCTGACCAACGCTCATTCTTCTTAAACCAATCTGCTGCTTGAACTGTTGATGCAGACTTTGGAAATGATTTTACTCCCGCAGTAAATGCACACCAAGAAACAAATGATTGGCACCATGGCTGGAAGTTTACCTTAATCCATGCACCATACTTTGTTTCGTTATCCTTTGGGCCTTCAATTGTGCCCACTTCTTTCTTTGCAATATCAATGATTGCTTCTAGTGATCCTTTAGTTGCCATTTTACCCTCCTATAGGTATCTATCTATTATAGCATTAGGAGGCTTTGTGTGTCAAACGATAATGGGTTCTGATTCTATGACAGTTAGCACATACTACTTCGCATTTTGCTATCTCTTTTTTTATGGCTGCCCAAGAAAATCCATCATGAATCATCCTTGATACGTTGTATTTTTTATCTTGTAGGTGATCAAAATCTAACACTATTGGATTGTTTATACCGCAGTCTACACAGCCAGATTTTTCTTTTATTTCTGACAGCTGCTTTTTAAATTGTTGCTTGTTATAATTTAATATTTTTTTGTCAGTCATCTTGACATCAGTATATCAAATTTTATAAGCTAGATAATACTTTTGCATTTGGATTTAAAAATGATTTTTCACCTGATAATGCTTTTTCTATTTCTTCAGATATAACTGCAAACTCTTCTGCAAAAACTTCAGGAGTTCTTCCTTCACCCATTTCAGCTGGAGTTCCAGCTTCAATTAATGCTTCTTTAAGAGTTTTTTCAATATCATAATTTAAAGCAGTACATGTAAAATGTTTCATTAAATAGCCGTCTGAATCAATTAAATATTTTTCAAAGTTTCCACTCATTTGTGCACCACCATAGAATCCCATGTTTAGCCACGGAGATAGATAATCATTTTTTCCTATTGCACCTGGAATTGTTTGTGCAACATTCCATAACTCCAAAGCTTGCTGTCCAATTTCTTTATATAGTTCGTGTGGTTCGCCAACTGGCTGTCCTAATCCATTTACTGATGGATCACCCTTATGATCGCTATACTCATTTGCAAGATCGTTGGGGTTTGAACCTACGATTTCTGAATAATTAAAGGTTGTATTGTAAACTTCTTGTCCATATTGTTGTGAATCTAGACCGCATGTTATACCTTTGGCCCACTTACCTTTTGTAACTCCTGGACCACAATAATCATTGGTTGGGATAGCAATTATCGCAAATCCTTGATCTTGGTATTTTTCTTGTAGCCATTGCAACGGCTCAAGCTGGTTTGCATTGCCACACCCTACAGTTGTATTAACAACCATAGTTACCTTTCCTTTATATTGTTCTAAAAAGTTTGGAGCGCCTTCAGCTGAGTGAAGACTGATGTCGTATATAGATTTCATAAATTGATTATATCACATATTAAAAGCCCCACACAGGCAATTCACCTGACTTGCGCCACGGTCTCTATCCAATGGGTAACTAATCCATCACTAAGGTCCTGTGTGGGGACTACTATATTGTACTACTTGATTTTGATTGTCTTTGGCTTTTTGTCTTCTGGAACGATACGGTCAACCTGCAAACTTAACATACCGTCCTTTAGCTCAGCACTAGTGATCTCCATATATTCTCCTAGTGCAAATGATCGTGTAAATTTACGACCTGCAATTCCATTGTGGATAACTTCTGGATACTTTTTTCTTCCATCAGTATTATCCTCAATCTCTCCCTTAACCAACAATGTTCTATCATCTAATGTAATCTCTAAGTTATCTTTAGAAAATCCAGCAACGGCGATAGAAACTAGATATGAGTCTTCCTCTAGTTTTACAATATTGTATGGAGGATACGATTGTGAATTTGTTTGATATGCTCTATTTAAGCGATTTAGCTCCCTATTGAAGCCAATAAAAAAAGGATCATTGAATAGATCCATAGCGTACTTTGTTACCATGTTATTCCCCTTTCAAGCGAATAAGTTAGTGTACCCCCGTAGGCAGTACATATATATTATATCAAACTTTTGCTGGTCTGGCAAGACTTGAACTTGCGACATGGGCATTAACAGTGCCCCGCTCTGCCAACTGAGCTACAGACCAAAACCTTTTACTTAGTTATTAAACTGTGGATATCCAATTTTATTTGGAAGTGTTTGCATAAACTGGCTCAAAGATCTGCCATTAATGTTTGTTACTGTAAAGACAGCAGCAATTGGAGTAGCAATAGAAGTTCCAGAACCTAGTTCAGGTGCATCACCTCTAGCAACAGCCTTTAGATTTGGTCCACGATTACTATAGCTTGCAAAAGCTGTTCCACTAAGTCTTGTAGCTCCTACAGATACAACTGTGTCAATGCATGCTGGAAATCCAAGACCACTAACACCATTGTTTCCTGCTGCTGCAAATACTAAAACACCATTTGCAGACAAGGTATCTACTGAAGATTTAAACTGAGAGTAAAGAGAAGACTGCTTTGCTTTATTTTTTATATCAGATGTAGTTAGTCCGTATACTTGGCAAGATGCCTGTGTATTAACTCCAAGAGATGCGCTTATTGAAACTGCAGTAATACCAAATGTTTTTGCATTTAGTGCAATCCAGTTCATTGCCTGTTGACGTGAAATGCTGTCCAAACGATCCATTTTAGCTTCTTCGTTAGCGATTCTAATAAATACAATCTTTACATTTGGGTTGGCAAAAAGTGCAGCTTGAGCGACACGATTTCCGTGATCCAGGCTTGATGTCCATCTTAGAACACCTGCTGATCCCTTACCATCTTGATAATTAGTTTTATTTAAACATGAAGCATTTGTTGTAAAACATACTTCATGAACAATATTTTTAACCTTTGATGAGTCAACTGCAGAGTCAATAATTGCAATTGTTGGTGCTGCTTGTGCATTTGCTGGCTCAACAGCCATTAGTGCAAGTACTGCGGATAGTGCTACGATTACTAGTTTCTTCATTTTGTTACCCCTTTTTTATTTGTTGTTATTGTTTGATTTTAAAAACTACTTGACAAGGGTCTCCGCCCTCTTCCCACTCTTGCATTTCTTCATCTGTCATGTAACTGTCACCTTCGTGTGTGTTACAAAATGGTTCTGTTATCCAGCCACGCTTGATTCCATTTTCCATCCAGATTTCAAATTCATCATAGTCAGACTCCAATGCCTGAATATCTTTTAATATTTCTTCAAACTCTTCGTTCATATTATAAGTATACCCTTATCCCTGAATGATGTCAACTGGACCAATACAAGATGTGCTGTATGCAACCGCTGCATTTAGTGCCAGAGTCAGACGACGCTTGGGATCTTTATGATTTTGGGTAGCATGAAGAGAACCCATAGCGAAGTCTGCTCCAGATCCTATAGCACAGAAGTCTCTGTCATAGGAAACCAATGTAAGGCCATCTGCATCATGTTCATACAGCTTTCCTTTTACTCCAATCAATAGGGATAGTTCGCTATCTTTACCGCCAATATCCCACTCACTGTAAAAAGCCTTTAGTGATTTTAAGAATTTTCCATGCATAAACTTATCAGGGTTGCCCTCTAATGCAGGTGGAACAAAGTTGTATTGAATAATCTGTCCATCAAATGTTCCTGCAAAACCAAAAACATAAGGTCCTGACTTCCATACCTTTGGTTTATCAATTGGTACTATGTAGCTACCCTCAGAGGCACCACGTTCTCCAGCAAGGTATACCTTACCGTCCTTCATTATTCCTGCAATACAAGTCATGCCTACCCCTAAGTTTACTGTATTACCAGTATACCAGAGGTAGGCACGAGTGTCAATTAGCCTAAAATATGACTAATTAGCTTTTTTATCTACAGTTTTAAATGCATCATTTATTTCTGCGATAGTAAGCTTGCCATCGTCCAAAAAAGCTCGTGCCAGTCTTTCAATAACTGTTGCCACGCCTAATAGACCTGCAAGCATTACTGCCTGAATTGTATCAATTCCTACTACTGCTCCAGCACCAAGTACTGATAGACCAGAAGCAGCAAAGACTGCTACGATACGCATCAAAACATTTGTCAAAGCTTTTTGTGGGTGCTCCTTTTTTGGAGCTTCTACTACCTTTTTTCTAGTTGCCATTTTATTTTTCCTTTCGTAGTGGTATTGTGATTAGCCATACAACTGTGGTTGCAAGCACTGCAATCCCAACAATGTCTCTGGCTGATCCTGTTAATGTTAGCCATGCAATAAAGAAGCCAAGGAGAGTAAAAGCTTGTGCGATTATTTCAACTCCAGCGTCTTTCAGCCATGTGAAGAATCCCTTCACAACTTTTTTGATTATTTTCATATTACCTCCTCATACCAATCATCATATTAGCAATCTGTGAAACAATGATTACTGGAATAATGACTTCTTGGGCTTTCTCTCTCTGATCATCTGTCATATCGCTACCTAATTCAGAGAAATTAGATAGTAATTCTGCTACATCTACATCAAGCACTGCCCCAATTGGATCTGCTAAAAATGCTTCTGTTTGTACTTCTGTTACTGCATCTGCTAATGTAAATGGCATTGGTGTATCCCCTGCAGATCCTGCTCTGTCAGTAAACTCAACAAATGCTTCAGCAAGTGCTGGGTTAGATTTCATCTGCTCAGCAATTTGTGCAACTTCTGATGGTTTGATACCAAGATCTTCTGCAACTTCTACCTTTGCTTCTTGCGTCAATGCTTTAAGGGTTTGACTTACTGCTGTAATTTGTTCAGCAGAAAGAGTAACTAGCTTATTATCTTTGCTTGTAAGGTTAGCAATAACTCCAGACAAGTCTTCTGCTGTCCCAGTACCCTTTTCAGGAATAAGTTCTGCTAAAACTTCATCTTTAATTTCTACATCTGGCTCAGTCCATGGGTTTTCTTCAGGGTCAGGATCTGGTCCTGGTTCTGGTGAAGGTTCAGGAGTAGGCTCTTCTGTGGGTTCCTCAGTAGGCTCTGTAGTTGGTTCTGTAGTTGGTTCTGTAGTTGGTTCTGGATCTGGTGTAGGTTCTATTGTAGGTTCAGGAGTTGGTTCCTCTGTAGGCTCCTCTGTAGGCTCAGGAGATGGCTTTGGTGTAGGAGTGGGCTTTGGCGTAGGACTAGGCTTTGGTTCCTCTGTAGGCTCTTCTGTAGGCTCAGGGCTTGGTTCCTCTGTTGGCTCATCTGTAGGCTCTTCTGTAGGCTTTGGAGATGGATCATCTGTAGGTTCAGGACTTGGTTCTGGGGTGGGTTCTGTGGTAGGCTCTGGAGTAGGCTCTGGAGTAGGCTGATTGGCTGCAGCGTTAGCTGCTGCCTGAGCAATAGCAGACTGAATCTCTCTTTGTAATTGTTCTTCATAGTAACGCCATGCGTTATCAATCGCACTATTAACATTATTTATTGACTGCTCGTATGCATCTTCAGCATTATTTTTATTTTGCAATGCAGTGGCAACATTTAAAACTGCGTTGTTATATTCGTTTGTTTTATTAATTAATGTTTGATTATAATTATTTAATGTTGAAACTGCTTGATTATAAATATTTAGTTTGTCATTATATACATCTTGTGCTAAGTTCTTTGTGGCAAGTGCTTGGTTATAATCATTTATCTGCTCCTGTGTTGCACCTGGTCCAGAAGAAAATGTTTCAAGATTACAACTAAAATTTTCTCCCCAGACTCTTGGATTTCCAGCATAGTCACATCCTGCTCCAGTCCATCCTCCAGGAATTGCCCATCCAAGATGATATGAACCTGGGCCTCCGCCGTTATACCACCATATTTCTACATCTAAAGTCTTGTCTTCACTAACATCATATACTGGAGAATAATTACTCCATCTTGCCCCCTGCTCTACCCAGTTATCAACGGCAAGTTGCCCATCAACATACATTCTAAACCCATCATCTGTATATCCTGCAAAATATGTTGATGTGAACCAAGACGGTACTGTTATTTGACCAGCGAACTTAACTATAAAGTTTTCGTATCTGTTACCACAAACTGGTAGCTGCATGTGGCTTGAGTTCCAAGTACCAGAACAAAGAACAGATCCTGGGGTAGCAACATTACCTTGTCTAACAAGAGTATAAACAGTGTATGCCAAACCTGTTCCTCCAGCAGACTGCATGTTAGATTGTGCTGTTTGTAGATTAATATTGGCTACTTCAAGTGCATCTAGTGCATTATTCTTATTAGTTAGGGCAGTGGCTACTGTGGCTGTTTGTCCATCTACTGCTGATTGGGCTAAATCTTTTTCTTCAAGTGCCGTGGTTTCTGCGTCAAGGGAGTCATCATATAGGACAGAGGTTTGTGTCTTGGCTTCTTCTGCAGATACGGCAAGATCATATTTGTCTTCTGCTTCTTGGATTAAGGATATAAATTCATCCTTATATCCAAGGTCGTCTATGCTGTTATTTAGTTCCTCAATTTGCTGAGCAGCAACTGTTAGTGGATCGTCAGAGTGGGCCTCTGTAGGGGCTATAAGAAGCCAAGCAAAGGCAAGGGTAGAAACTGTCAATATACGCAAGAGCTTTTTCAAGTGGTGTACTCTCCTCACACCTATTATATCAAATTATTCAGTTAGACATATAGGCAAAAAGAAAGGGAGCCAGTTTCCTGACTCCCAAACTTTTAAGTTATTGTTACTTAACTAAAGCAACCTTAGCCTTTGGATTCTTCTTGTTCCACTGAGTGGCCAACTTGTTAAATGCAGCCTTCATGGACTTAATCGCTGCAGCATTATCTGCAGTCAACTTAGCAATCTGTGCATCCTTAGCAAGAAGAGCAGCATCTGATGCAGTCTTTGCATCAGCAAGTGCCTTTGCACCTGCTGCCTTCTCTGTTGCTACAGCATCTGCAACTGCCTTATCTGAAGCAGCCTTTGCATCTGCAATTGCCTTATCTGATGTAGCCTTTAGATCAGCAAGTGCCTTGGCATGTGAAGCCTTTAGTTCTGCAAGTTCTGCAGTAACTATTGCAAGTGAAGCATTAGCTGCTTCCAACTCCAACTTGAACTGTGCGATAATCTTATCTGCAGCAACGCCTGCTTCTGCAAGTGCCTTTAGAGCGCTTGCTTCTGCCTTCTTTGCATCAGTTGCTTCTGCTGCTGCCTTTAGTAGTTCAGCATTAGCCTTTGCTAGGCTTGCTGCTAGGTCTGACTTAGCCTTAACTTCTGCTTCAAGCTGAGCCTTTGTAGATGCATGTGCAGCCTTTTCAGCAGCAAGTGCAGCCTTCTCAGCAGCAAGCTCTGAAACTAGATCACGAACTGCAATTTCTGCAAATGGTGAAAGTGTACGAGCAGGAAGTCCAACTACGTCTGCAGATGTTGCATCAGAAGATGTTGTTGGAGCAAATGTAATAAGTGATCGTGTTCCAGTTGCTGGTAGTGTTGCAGTAAACTTTGCAACTCCAAAATCTGAAAGTGTTGCACCAGTTGTTACTGTTGCTGTATCTAGTGTTGCTGATGCAGCAAAGACTGCTGCTGTAATTGACTTACCAGATACCTTGTTACCAAATGCATCTGTTGCTGTAACTAGAATATCATGCTTTGTACCAGCAGCTCCTGCTGATGGAGCAGATACTGTTAGGTTGTTGATCTTTCCAGCAGTTCCCTGTACATAGTATGTAAGAGTTGTTCCACCGTTGTTGATTACAACTGTACCAATTGCTGTTGTCTTTGTGTAGACAAAAAATGTTGCAGTATTTCCAGTACCTGTTGCAATTGTCAAAGATGATGATCCTGACGATGCTCCTACTGGTGCTGCTGATGTGTGTAGTGCAGACACGATTGTTGCGTTAGTTGCTGAAGCAGTAACTGATGTTCCTGTTGCAACTGTTGCTACAAAGCGCAACGCATCTGCTGCATCAATTGTGTTGTCCTCTGGGACTGGCAATGAAGCAGGTGTAGCAATTACACCATTAGTTGTATTTGCTACAGAGTTTAGCGTTACTGCAACAGTCATTACCGTTGCATTCGCAGGTGCTGCTGCGACAGTTCCCAAAGTCATGGCTGCAGCCACGGCAAGGGCGATCTTCTTAAATGAATTCATTTTTCTCCTTGTTATATTAGTTTTAGGTTATCAAGAAAACTCTTGACATCTTCAGGCATTTGCCTGTCTTCCAATTCTACCATAGCTCTCTGCTGTCTTGCAACTTTATCCGCAGATCCCCAGGTATGAATCTCTATCTCAATATTCATTTCCTTTGGGGTATGAGAAATGGCACCAAATACTGCCCCACAAACAGCATCTGCCAAGTCCTTAGACTTCTTTCTAGGGTGATCTACACGATTACCCTTCATGATCTTAAGCTCTGACATTTCTTCCAGAAGCAAGGGAATCATGGGCATAGCAATACGCTCTTCATAGACCATCATTGCTAAATCTTCGTAGTGTTTTTTGGCAACAGAAACAGTATCAGTTCTTATTCCTACCTGCTTTAGCTCTTGCTGAATATCATATGACTGCCAACGGTCAAATGAAACAATACCAATATTAAAACCTTGTCTGCGTAGATTAATAATCCATTGTTTTACTTCAGATAGATTAACGGGTCCTTCTGCTTTTGGTTCCCACCATGCTACTGCATCTACTACAACTATGGGCGCTACCTGTTCATAATCTTTAATTACCTGGATATTTACCCATTTATCTACGTGAGCAATAGCAACTGCACACTTATCGTGCTTCTGTGCAAGGTCAGCGTGAATGTAATATTGCTTGTCTGAGTCTGGCTTAAAGTTTTCTGCAAACCTTCTAAAACTATCCACAGGATTTGTTAAAGTCATACAGTTAATAAGTTTATCCTTTTGCTTAAAGAAAGCATCTGATGCGTAGGTTGGTGTACACAAAAAGCGCATCATTGCATCTCCTAAGTCTGTTAGGAATGCTATCTTAAAGTCATCAATCTGTCTAGTAGGATTTACATCCCATGTTGGTCTTTTTAATGCTAAGACTTTTGGAATCTTATAAGAAAGAATATGATCTTCCTCCCATGAAATTTCAAAGAAGTTGTCTGGGTTATCTTCTGGTAAGTCTTCGTTAATAATAAATCTGTGTGTTTTATCTATAATTTCTTTTTCAGCAACTACAGCATCATATCTCTGAGAAATAAAGTCTCCTGGGTATCTTGGAAAAGAAAGTAAAACTACCTTACCAAGATCAGGAAAACGAGAATCTACAGTTCCACGAAAAGCTTTATAGATGTTGTCAGCAGTCTTTCCTTGCTCGTTTCCTGTCGCTACCTCTGATGCAAAGCCAGAAATCTCGTCAAGTACAGCCATAAACAAGTTCAAACCCTCATGTGATTCACGCTCTGAGTGACCAGAATAAACTGTGATTGATTTATCAAACTCAATAGAGTCTGCTTTAGGATTATACTTTCCTGCAAACCATGGTGATCTTTCAATCTTTGACTTAAAGCCTTTAAAGAAAACATTCTTTGCTTGTTGAGCGTTAATAGCAACGTTAATAATATCAATAGCATCTCCTGCAGGCTTACCATAATAAACAGCAGGCTCTTTTAAGCATAGCATTTTATATACTACATATGCACATGCTACTGTTGATACGAAGTCTTTTCCAGATCCCTTGCCAAGTTGGAGAATAATTTCATTCTTTGTATATTTTTTAAAGTATGCTTCACCATCTTCACCACGAATATCTATGACATCTTCTTTACGATATATCTGGCTCATGGCTTCAACAATGTCATATTGGATATCAGAAAGTGGTGGTTGACCAAGATAATCTGGAGATTCAACAAATGTTTTTGCATCAACTGGCTTCTCAATAAAATGATTTTCTTTAAGAACTTCTAAAAATTCATCAAATATCATGACCAAAACCCTACTATTACATACTTAGTTCCAGAAATTACTGGCTCTGCTGAATGAGAGAAGTTGCTTGATGATGGAAAAACAACCAACATGTTTTTTGTTGGTTTGATAGAGATATTCAATTGTGAAAAAACTATTTCACCACCTAAATAATCTTCGTTTAAATATAACAAAGCTGAAATTTTTCTTGGAAACTCTTCTGTGCTGTCTGTATGCTCAATAAAAAACTGTCCTTCTGTGTATTTAACCAGCTGATACTCACTAGAAAAAAAAGATATTTTGTTTTTTTTAGCATATTCATAAACAATTGGTTCAATTTTTTCAAATAAAATTTTTTGAATATCTTTAGAAATTTTAGTGGCAGAACAATTTCTTATGTCTGTATTTTTTACATTTGGTAAATGCTTATATCTTGAGTGAGCAGCTTGTGACTCTAGCCAAACATAGTTTGGATAAGACTTAACTATATCCTCTAAATCAATGTCATCTATAGTTTCAACTAGAAACAAATCTTTGTCATTCATTAACAACCTCTGATACTATTGTCAACACCTGTCCTTCTTTAGCAATAGTAGACAGTCTTTGCATAATAATATCTCTAACCTCTGGATGAGAAGAAGCAAGGTCTCTAAGTATTCCAACTAACACCTCTTGACGACGCTCAATCTCAACCATCTCTTCTGCAAGTTCTTTATTCTCAAGAAGTCCAGCTTTTTGAAGCATATCAATTCTTTTAGACTCAATATCCATTACAAGTTTAATTGCTGCAGTCTTTGCACTAAGGTTGTTTGTCATTGATGCTTCATCAATAACCTCATATGACTTTAGTATAAGCTTACTGTAGTGTGCATCTGCTCCAGCTAGTGCATCCTTAGCACGGGCACGGATTGCTGTATTATTAGATGTTTTTTCTTTCCATTCATCAATATATGCAACTACTCGTGTTCTAGGGATTGACAACTCTTTAGATATGGTGGTTGGATCACTACCCTTTAGATATTCGCCAACAACATCATTCATGATATCAAGATGCTTAACAAGATCTTCTTCAGTTGACATACTTGCCTTCTAATCTATTAATTTCATCTTTGATATAAAAAATTGCTTTCTCAAGATCTTGTATAGTCTTTGACTCATCTTTAATTCCTGCACGCCAAAGATACTTAAATGCATTTCCAATATTAAAGTTACGATGACGAGTAATCTCTATGCACTCAACACCAGATGGGTCTGTTGTATAGTGACGTGGATGATTGACCTGATCTACCGTAATATTTAAATTATCACTCATGACTTTCCTCTTCGTCATCTTCCCAATCAAATGCTTCTGGCATGCCCTTTAGTGCTGTTATGACATAAGTTATTCCAACAGCTCCTGCAACACCAAGACCAATAACAACTCTTTGTAATTTATTCATCGCCTACTCTTTCTTAGTCCAAATTTAGCAAGATAAACATAGATAGTTTCTACGCTTGCCCCACACTCTTTTGCAATTTCTTCTGGTGACTTCTTATCAATAAGAAATCGTTTTTTTAGCCATACTTCTGATGTATATAGTTTACCAGGCATGATGTTATTTGTCAACCCCAATTGCCTTACTCCAGTTAGACAGAGCCCAATGCCCAATACCGCAAGCATCTGCAACATCATTGTCGCTAATAGTTCTATCATAAATAGTATTAATAAATCTTATTGTTCTTTCTTTTCTAAGGTTTCTTTCATAAGACTTGTACCAAGAAACAGACTTTCCAGGGTTCGTAGACCTAATCATAAGTTGCTCTTCTTTTGATATCTTTTTGTTACCAATAAAGTTTTGCCATGTAATTGGAGAAACCTTTCCTATTATCTGTGTTCCAGTTTGTCCTGCTGATCCAAGAATAGCTCCTTGAACCAAGGCAAGGTCTGCAGCAGTCTTAGGGCTATTCATAAATACTGTGTGCTCAATAATGATTGCTTCAAAGCCACCGTATATATCAAAAAAAGCTTTTACTTTTTTGCCTGCATCCATAACCTTTTCATAAGTATCCTTACCTTCAAAGTTAATCTTGCCCACTGTTACTATGCTTTTTGTAACTGTGTCAAACACTGAAAATGCAAGACTATTAGTGCTAGCATCAATTGCACAAATTCTTTTAGGCATAACTATAACACCCCACTTAGTCTTGTTCATACTCAATAAATCCCTTTATTTCTTTTAACATTTTATCAACTGCTTTTTTACTTACATTACAGTTTGCACAAAATCCAGAATCATTGTAGATAGAAAGAGAAGTATCGCATCCGCCTAAACATCTACGATCCTTCCCCTTCCTCTTTTGTCTACGAGTTACTTGATATCTTTCTTTAATCTTATCTTTTGTAGCAAGGTCACGACATTCAAGGCTGCAGTAAATCTGATAACTGACCTTTGGATCAAACCTATTGTCACATCTGCTACAAAGCTTCACTCAGTTCCTCCAGAGATGCTATTTTCACAACACCTACTCCAGCTTCATCACATGCCTTTTTAATTGGACAGTTTTTACAAACCTTAGAGTTTGATCTATAATTCTTTGTTGGAAGTTCTTTAACTTCCCAAGACTTACGAACAACCCTCATCCATTCAAAAGCTTCATCAATCCACTTTCGGTAATGATCATTTACCTCAACTGGAATAACAAGAAGTTCGTGGTTATTTTTATTTTCATAAATAAGAACACCCTTTGCCTTCTTAAGAATCTTCATATAAATAAGTATCTGTACAACGTGACCCATCTTAGGTTTACCTGTACGCTTGCGATACTCAAACACTTCATTGTTAGTAGTCTTAACTTCAACAACTACCTCTTCACCTTTCCAATTAATAAAGTTATCTACATAACCAAAAATTGGAGGATCATCATTAAAAATCTTAAACTCTGAATCAATTGAAATACCAGAGTTTTTAAACGCTGTCTCAATTCTTCCATGAGCAAGAGTTCCATTAGTCATATTTGCTACTGCGTATGGATCAGAGTTGTCTTCAAATACCGCTCCCTCAAATGCAAGGTACCAATATCTTGGACACTCTCCATGCCCGTAGGCAATAGTAGATGGACCAAAAGTTTTCTTCTGTGTATGCTTAGGCTCACGCCCAACTAGATATCCAGCCTCAATAGCCTTTACAAGCTCTTGTGCATCAATCTGAGCTGGTGTCTCAACCTCTTTAATCATTATTTGCTTTAGTAAATTCTTTGTCATTATATTCCTTTGTTTATATAAGTATACCAGGTTAGCGCATAATATATTTGAGTGCTGATACCAAGTTGTTGATTGATTCTGCTGCCGTGTAATAAATGTTCTTTTTTGCCCTATCGTTTTTGTCTACATTAGCCATCCAAGTAGCCTTAAAAGCCATCTTTGCTGCTATTGCCTGAAGCCTTACTATCTCTACAGTTGCTACGTTTAGAGGGATATCTGGCTTAATAATGATCTTAGCAATAAATGTAAGAGCCTGTGTTAACTCTTCATCTTGCATATAATCAGCTATTTCAGATAGCCCATTTACCATTTCTATTGTTGTTTGTTCACTCATTTTCTTCTCCTATTATTTGTTCTATTAGTTCAAACTCTGTAATCATTAATCTTATTTTTGAGTTACCCTCACCAAGCACAACAAGTATCGCTGGGTCGTTACCATTTCTGATTGCATCAGTAACTGCCTTAGCCCAAACATCTTTGTTCAACGTAAAAGACTTAGAACATTCCTTAAAGTCAACAGTAAAGTTTTTCCAGGTTGCATCACCTTTATGTGTGTTGCGACCTGAGTTCTTGTGCTGCTTAGCACCTATTCTTTTACTTTCCGCTCTTTCGCTCAAAGTCTTTCCTTGTCATAATAATTGGTACCCTTGACAGGTGTTTGTTAGAACACATCCATGTCAGGTCTGCACTTTCTTTCCATAATCTTACAGATGTAACTTCTTCTGCACATGTCTTACAAGGAAACTTTCCTGAAAATACTTTAAACTTTTCAGACATCTAAAATCTTATTCTTAATAGAATCTTGTAGATCTAGGTCTTCACGAACCCTATTGACAAAACCTTCTCTACCCTGCACTTTAGTTCCATCTGGCAACACATACCATGCACCAGTGCGCTCAACAATTCCCATCATTTCAGCCGTATCAACAAGATCGCCAATGCTATCAATACCAACATTATCTCCCCTGAAATAAAAGTCATACTCGCCAGACTGAAAGCCAGGAGAAGTCTTAGAAAATTGTAGTTCCCAACGAATCTTGCGACCAATCTTTTCTTCAATGAGCTTATCTCCAACATGAATCTTACCTTTAATCGCTTGATTGTCTGATTCTGATGAAAAAAGCTTAATGACTGTTGAAGAATAAAATTTAGTAGCCTGACCACCAGTAGGCTGCTGGCTAGTATACATAGCACTAATATTATTACGAGACTGGCTAATAAGTACCAGCATAGTTGGCTTAACTTTATTATTAGCGTAGTTAAGCATTTTCCAAGCGTTGCTAAAGTCTCTAGACTCTGCGCCAATCTGTTTCGTATTTTCAAGTTGCTTAAGTTCATCTGAGTCCTTTTCAAAATAAATTGCGGGTAATAAAGAAGTAATAGAGTCAATAACTATTATATCAACTCCAGCATTCATTAAGTTGGTTCCAACATCAACCATCTCGTTAATTGTGCGACACTGCGAAACAATAAGCTTTGATGAGTCAACACCAAGACTTTCTGCCCACTTCTTGTCGTATGACATCTCAGCATCAATCCATGCACAGATCTTTCCTTCTTTCTGTGCTAGACCTATCATCTGAAGGCACAAAGAAGACTTTGCAGAAGACTTTGAGCCCCATACCAATACCTGACGACCATATGGAAGTCCACCATTAAGTGCACGGTTTAAACCAAAGCTAGGGGTTTGTGCATACTGTGTTGCTGGAATTGTATCTCCAGCCATGACTGTCTTTCTTAGCTTTGGACTAAGCTGAGCCAATACTTCTTCTACTGTCATCATCAGAATCTTACCCCATGCTTCTTTGGTCTATCAGAGTTCTTGTCCATCTTTTGTTTGATTGCAGAGTCTAAAGATTTTGTCATATACCCTGCCTTTACCATACCTGCATACAAGTCTAAGGTGCGAATGATAATATCTGCAAACTCATCTGACATTTGGTCTGGGTCCATTTCTTTTCTCAATGCTTCCATTGCCTCAACAACCTCAGAGACTATCATCATCATTTGTTTTGTTACAAAGATCTCATCTGCTGGGCGATCCCAAAATCCTTTTGCTACTGCATTTGCGTGAATTTGTTCTGCTAGATTATCAAACACTTTCTACCTCATTCATTGTAATTGTTCCATCCTTTGTTTTTCCAAAATCAAACTTATATACGCTTCCTTCTTCAATCTTCATGTAAGCTTTTGCAAACTGCATTGGGAATACAACTATTGAGTGCATCTCTCTTCCTGCATCAGCAACTACTAAAGATGCCATCTTCTTTCCAGCCTTTGTTACTCTTGGTTTAAATGAAACTACAAAGTGCTCACCCTCTTTATATGGCAACATCTTATAGTTTAAAAACTTTACCAAGGAACTCTTAGATCCTTTTATCTCGTCAGCAGGTACTGCAGATACAATCCTATTGTCACTTGCAAGAATAAGATAAGTGCGACCAGTCTCAATAGACGTAGACTCTTCATCAAATATACCAACACTGCCAGTCTTGTCCAAAACTTCAACTCTTGACCATCCTGTTCCTCGTTTAATTGATTTTACCATACCTAATATTACAAATGATCCAGTCTCTTCGTACTCTTCAACATCATTAATGTAAGCATAATAATGTTGTGGAATAGATGTGTTGAACTCAGGAAGGTTAAGGTACTCGTAAAGATTCTCTTTTACTTCCTGCGGATTAGCTGGATTATCTGGAAATGTAAGTGCTCCTACACATCTCATTGCCTGTAGTGCACGGCTATTTACTCCGTTACCTTTTGTAAATGTAAACTCTTCAACATCCTTATATGATGCAAATGGACGACCTGCAATATATCTTTCAGCTATCTTGTCAGATATATACTTGATGCCAGTCAATCCAAACCTAATACCCTTGCCCTCAATTTTAAAATCAATATCTGAATCGTTAAGGTGAGGAAGCTTAATAGGGATACCCATACGCTTTGCCTCAATTAGGTATTCAGTTCTTCCGTCCTTGTCTTTTTCGTTCTTAAGCAACGCAAACATAAACTCAAGAGGATAATGATACTTTAACCATGCTGTCCAGTAAGATAGTGTTGAGTATGCTACTGCGTGAGACTTATTAAATGAGTACCCTGCGTGAGCCTCAAAGTCATGCCATAGATCTAACGCATCATTTGGCGAAAGGTATTGCGAAGCACCCTTAACAAATTGATCTTTAAAAACATCAAACTCTTTAGCATCTTTTTTCTTTCCAATGATCTTTCTAACTTTATCTGCTTCCG